CGAACTACACGCTCTTTTGCAGTTTATCATTGGGATATCCCTATGTCTTACACTGACAGGAACTGTCTTTGCTGTCTTATATAGTCTAATATTTGTAGTCCAACCGATAGATGGACAGGCACCGAATGATGCGGAGTTCTTCAAGTTGATTGCTCCGATTGCTACGTTTCTGACAGGAACTCTGTCAGGGATCATGTTAGGTTCTAAATCCACTGGAGATAAAGATGGATCTTCTTAAAACATTCGGCCCTTTGATCGGGTCTGTCGCGCCAACTCTGGCAACAGCCTTGGGCGGACCCCTTGCTGGCGTTGCTGTCAAAGCCCTGTCAGAAGTTCTTCTTGGTCATCCCGACGGTAATGACAGTGACATTGCAACAGCCTTGTCTACGGCAACACCGGAACAGCTTGCCGCTGTAAAGAAGGTGGATGCGGACTTCAAGGTTCAGATGAGAAGTCTGGACATTGATCTGGAGAGGATTGCTGTCGATGACAGGAAATCAGCCCGTGACATGCAGAAGGAAACAAAGGACTGGCTCCCACGGGTGCTTGCCATTGGGGTGACCTTCGGTTTTTTTGGGATACTGCTGTACATTCTGGTTTACGGTCTGCCAGAAAAAGGCGGCGACGTGCTTTTAATGATGTTTGGTACACTGAGCGCGGCTTGGACCGGAATTATGGCGTTCTTCTTTGGCTCCTCCGCAGGTAGCCAGAAGAAAGATGCGATGATCCATAACTCAACACCGATTGGATAAGGAGATCATGTGGATAGTCTGTTCTTTGCTGACAGGGTTCTAAGGACATTTGCTGACAGAAAAGAAGTTATCAGGGAAGCGATCACAGAGGGCGCGGTTCCTGATTTCGTGGCATACAAGCAGCTTCGTGCAAAGTACGAAGTCTGGGTGGAAGCCGAATACGTAATACGCTCTCTGCTTAAACAGGAAGACAAGGATGAGTAGTTTAATACTGCCAACTCACGTTGCAGAAGCTATGAAGGCCCAGCCTCAGAATGTAGAGGCCCCAAAATCCGCACTGGAAGAAGCCTATGTGGCCTTGGAGGATCGGTATTTAGATCCAACCAAGATCCCCTCCAGTGTATTCGACCGATTACCAAAACCTACAGGATGGCGCATCCTTGTTCTTCCCTATCGTGGCATAGGTAAGACACGGGGCGGCATTCATTTGGCTGATGAGTATGTTGAGAGACAGACCCTTGCCACCGTCGTCGGGCTTGTTCTGGCAGTTGGACCAGACGCTTACGGGGACGAAAACAAATTCACCGCAGGTCCGTGGTGCAAGAAGAACGACTGGATTCTATTCGGTCGCTATGCGGGTTCACGCTTCAAGATTGATGGCGGTGAAGTTCGTATCCTAAACGATGATGAAGTCATCGCAACCATCGCTGATCCAGAAGACATCATGAATGTCTAACAGCGCATTAAGGAGTTACCATGTTTGAAGATGATGAAGACATTGATGTCACCGTTGTGGATGAAGAGTCGTCAGACGATGATACCGAAGAAGTTGAGGTAGAGGTTAAACCAAAACCAAAAGACGATGACGACGATGACGACCTAGCCTCCCAAAGTGAATCTGTCAGGAAGCGCATTGGTAAGCTGACTTATAAAGTCCGTGAAACCGAGCGTCGTGAACAGGCGGCACTGGACTATGCCAAGTCTGTCAAGAGCCAACTTGAGGCCATGCAGAAGCGTACATCACTTCTGGATCAGTCGTACACGACAGAAGCTGACACGCGGATCAAGGTCCAAGAGCAGCTTTACAAAGACCAATATCGGTCGGCGATTGACACTGGTGACACGGATAAGCAGATTGAGGCCAATCAGTATCTTGCAAAACTTGAACTGGAACGCGAGAAGATCCGCAACTACAGGTATCAACAGGAGCAACAGACGTTGTACGACCAACAGTCTGCCCAGCAAGTCGCTGCCCCTCGAAGAGAACCAGTTCCTGACGAGAAGGCCCAGCAGTGGGCGGAGCGTAATGAATGGTTCGGCTCTGACAAGGCCATGACATACACGGCCTACGACACTCACAATGATCTTGTTGCAGAGGGGTACAATCCTTCGAGTGATGCGTATTATCGTGAATTGGACAAGCGTACCGCATAAATTTGCTAAGGGAACCAAACCTGTATCCGCTGTCGGAGGTGCGCGGCCCACCAGCGCACAAAAAACAAACAAGGCTGTCAAGGGTGACGACCTTTCCACTTCACAAAAAAAGATTGCCAAAGCACTGGGGCTGAGTTATGAACAGTACGCCCGGCAGGTAAATCTGAAGCAAGCAGAGAGAAACTGATTATGGATCGCTCGAAACGCGAAGATACCGTCCGCTCCAAGACCGTAAAACCTACGACTTGGAAACCACCGTCCTCTTTGGACGCGCCCCCCGCACCGGAGGGTTTTAGGCACCGTTGGCTCCGAATGGAGGCCGCAGGTGTTGATGATCGGAAGAACATGTCCGCACGACTTCGCGAAGGGTTTGAACTCGTTCGCGCCGAAGAATACCCAGATTGGGATCTTCCCACGATTGATAACGGCAAACATGCTGGCGTCATTGCAGTTGGTGGTCTTGTCTTAGCGCGTATTCCCGTAGATCTCGTAAATCAGCGTACTGCTTATTATAATCGCCAAGCGCAACAACAGCTTGACGCGGTTGATAACGACCTGATGAGAGATCAACATCCGTCCATGCCGATTATTAAACCTGAACGGCAATCAAGAGTCACTTTCGGCGGCAATCGTGCAGCCGAATAACATAAGGATCTAAGCAATGGCAAATATTGATGCCGCATTCGGGCTTCGCCCGTATCGTATGCTTGGAAGTGGTGCAAATACCAACGGTGATGTTGTTTACAACATTCAGACGGCAGCAACTGCTGGAACGTCTTCGGTAATCTATCAGGGTAGTCCTGTGATTCCGTTGGCGAACGGCATGATTGATATTGTCGGCGCGGCTTCTGGTGGTACAGTACCTCTTCTCGGTGCTTTTCTCGGCTGTAACTATATCGACCTGACGGGTAAGCCCCGGTGGTCGCCATATTGGCCCGGAACAGCTTCTGTCATGGCCAACTCAGTTGCCACGGCAACTATCTCTGCTCATCCTGATCAGGCGTTCCTGATCAACTGTAATGCAGCAGCGGCAGACAGCCTTGTTCACATCAACGCTAACTTTGCAACGGCAACTTCTGGTTCCACAACCTCTGGTTTGTCATCCGCTGAGTTGGCAGTTTCAACGGCAGACACGACCAACACTCTCAACCTCCGCATTTTGGGCTTCGAGGATACTCCTGCGAACTCCGATGCAGCGGCTGCTGGGCGTCTGGCCATTGTTCTGCTTAACAATCACTTCTACCGTTACAATGCCAATGGCACTGGCGCGGGTATTTAAGGAGTAATGAACCATGGCTATTACTCGTTCACAACTCCTCAAAGAACTGGAGCCGGGTCTTAACGCCCTTTTCGGTTTGGAGTACGACCGTTACGACAATGAGCATTCCGAAATCTTCGACACGGAAAATTCTGACCGTGCATTCGAGGAGGAGGTCATGCTCTCCGGCTTCGGCCAAGCCCCTGTAAAGGGCGAAGGCGCGGCCATCTCGTATGACACCGCTGGTGAAGCCTTCACTGCTCGCTACACCCATGAGACGATTGCCCTTGCATTCGCCATCACGGAAGAGGCAGTGGAAGATAACCTGTATGACAAGCTGTCGGCTCGTTATACCCGCGCTCTTGCACGGTCGATGTCCAACACCAAACAGGTGAAGGCTGCTTCTGTCCTCAACAACGCATTTTCCTCGTCCTATAAGGGCGGCGACGGCGTTTCGTTGATCAACAGCGCACATCCTACAACTGGCGGCGGTAACTTGTCGAACACGCTTGCAACTCAGGCAGACCTTAACGAGACTTCTCTCGAACAGGCTCTGATCGACATTGCAGCGTTCATCGACGAGCGTGGTCTGAAGATTGCCCTCCGTGGCATGAAGCTGATCATCCCATCTGCTCTTCAGTTCACCGCAGAGCGTATCTTGAAGTCGGAACAGCGTGTTGGTACTGCTGATAATGACATCAATGCGATCAAGACCGGTGGTTACATGCCACAGGGCTTCTGTGTTAACCACTTCCTGACCGATCCTGATGC